AAATGTTAAAATATTTTTAGTAATGACAAAAAAGGAAAAATTTATTGCTCAATCAATTGAAAAATTTGGTGACAAATTTGATTATTCTAAAGTAATAGATATTAATAATAAAGAAATAGATAAAATTACAATTATATGTCCTATACATGGTGAATTTGAGACTACTCCTAAATCATTTTTAATATCTAAATATGGTTGTAAAAAATGTGCTAACCAACAAAAAGGAAAACATTATCGAACAGATAAAAATAATTTAAGTTCTGTTGATACACATATCCCACATATAGAAAATCCTATAATATCAAAATCTTTAGTCGTGGGTACTGTATACTGTTTTATTAATAGTATTAATGGTAAAAAATATATTGGAGAAACAGTAAAGAAAGATTATACTGAAAGATTTAATGAACATAGAAGTAAAAGTGAAAAAGGAGTAGTAACTTATTTCTATAATGCTATCCGAAAATATGGATGGGATACTTTTAATAAATATATCATATATCAAACTGAACCATATGAAGATACTGAAGAGAATAGAAAAAAATTAAATGATATTGTAAATAAAAAAGAAATTGAATTTATTAATAAATACAATACTACAAATCCTAATTTTGGCTATAATTTAACAAAAGGAGGGGACGGAATTTTAGGTTATCATTTTTCTAAAGAAACTAGAGAAAAAATGAGTAAATCTCACCAAGGAGAAAAACATTGGAATTATGGTAAAAGAAATGAAGGTAAATCTAGAGCAATTTTACAATTTGATTTAGATGGAAATTATATAGCAGAGTTCCCATCTATGGCAGAAATTACACGACAATTAGGATATAAAGCTAATAATGTATGTAGATGTTGTAATAATTTAATAGATTCTTATATAGGATATATTTGGATACGAAAAGATGATTATTATGAAGGCTATATTCAAAAATACAAATCAAGAGCAAAATGTAAATCTAATGATAAGGAAGTTTTACAATATACTTTTTTAGGAGATTATGTAGCTTCCTATATAAGCTGTGCAGAAGCAAAAAGAACTTTAAAAATGGGATATAGTCCTTCAGGAGCTGCCTCTGGAACTGATTTTTCAGCAGGAGGTTATATATGGATATATAAAAAAGATTTTACAGAAGATTTATTAAAAGAAAAATTAGAGCTTGTAAAAAGTAGTCGCGATTATAAAAAAATTGTAAGTAATCTTAAACAATCTTGCTCTAATATACAATAATTTAATTATATATGACGAAACTTTGCACACTTAGTGACCTACATGGTCATCTACCAAAAATTGAACCTTGTGAGTTAGTATTAATAGCAGGAGATATTGTTCCTTTAAATATTCAATTTGATAATGCTGCATCTACCTTATGGTTTTTAGATGAGTTTACAAAATGGATTAACTCTCTTCCTTGTGATGAAGTTATTATGGTTGCAGGCAATCACGATAAACTTATAGAACGAGCATCTTTTATAATTCATGCAGTAGAATCTAAAACTAATTTTAAACTTACGTATTTGTCTGGTACTACTTATGAGTATGTAGCTGAGAACCTTAAACATTATAAAATATATGGCTCTCCTTTCTGCCATAAGTTTGGTAATTGGTCATTTATGCAAAGTGAAGAATGGTTAAAGGGTTATTATGATAATATTCCAGAAGATACTGATATAATTCTAACTCACGACACTCCAATGTTAGGAGATTTAGATTTATTACCTCCTAGTCAATGGAATCAAAAAGCTATTCATGCTGGAGGTAAATCTTTAGCAGATGCTATTTGTAGAGTTAAGCCTAGATATGTATTTTGTGGGCATTTACATACTTGTAAAGATAAATATTTAAAATTAGATAGTACAGAGATATATAACGTATCTATATTAGATAATGAATATAAAGAGATTTATAAACCATTATATTTGAACATCTAAAATGAAAGACGTAGTAGCTAATGAAAAATTACCATACATTCCGGAGACCTTTACTCTTGGGTGTCATACCTTCAAAGTACAATTATATAAAGAATTATACGACGATAATGACCCATTATATGGACAATTTGATTATGATGAACAGGTCATTAGAATCAGAATATTTAAAGATAATGGTAAGCCTTTATCAAAGGAATGTATTCTTAATACATATTATCACGAGCTTTTCCACGCCTTTAACTATCTGTGGAATACTGGAAGCGATGAATCGCTTGCTAGTACTTTTGCAATATTAATGTGTGAATATGAAACAACTAGAAAATATGCCAAAAAGTAAAATACAAGTTCCAAAAGTAGTAACAGAGAGAAAACCTAAAACAAAATATGTTTCTCCTCTTAAAGATTATACAGTATCTTATGATGCAGTAATTAAGATTAAACAAACTAGTCTTCAGCCAATAATACCTTCTAAGGTTAGAGCAGATAAAAGAAAATTTGTAGGAAAACTTCCTGAAGAAGTTTCCAAGCAATTAGCAAAACTTATATCAGAAGCTATTAAATTTTCATGTTCTTTTTGTTCTGAAGTAATTTCTGTAGATAATATAAAATTTGACCAAACTTTAATAAAAGAAGACCAATGATTTATTTTATTATAGCGGATACTAATTTCGGCTCTCATGTAGAACAAATATCTACTGATTTTAATAAATTGAGAGAAAATTTTCCTAATGAAGTAATTTATACTACAGATTACATGAATGTAGATGATACTTTATATAATATAATAGATTATTCCAATATGCCATATAAACCTTATGATGGTACTGAGATAACTAATTGTTACTTATATCGTAATAAATTTTATGAGTGCGATGAAGATTTGCCAGAAGAATTAGATCCAGATGAATATATGTGTACCTATTATAGAACTTATACAAAAGGTATTCTAACTTCAACATGGCATAAAGATGGCTGGGTATAATTTAATCACAGACGATAGTGAAGCATTACAAGCTTATTTAAATAACATTACTCATTCTACTCCATTATCTTTAGAAGAAGAAAAAGAATGTGCTGATACTGGAGATTGGGAGAAATTAGTAAATGCTAATTTAAAGTTTGTAGTAACTGTAGCTAAAAAGTTTCAGAATAAAGGATTACCTTTATCGGATTTAATAGCTGAAGGAAATGTAGGTCTTATTCACGCTAGTAAATTATATAAAAGTGAATATAATGTTAAATTTATAACTTATGCTGTATGGCATATAAATGAAGCTATTCGTAGAGCTATTCATTATAAAGCAGATACTGTCAGAGTTCCTGTAAGTCAAAAACTTACTTATAACAAAGCTGCTAAAGTTATAAATAAATATTGGCAAACTGAAGATAGACCTCCATCAGATGAAGAGTTAGAAGAAGCTACTGGTAAAACTATGAAACAAATTAATGGAGCTATAAATGCTAAAAAAATATGTATGTCTTTAGATACTCCATTAGGTAGTAGTGATGATGACGGGGATTCTACTTTAGTAGATATTGTTAAAAATAATAATAGTCCTTTAGCTGACAATGATATAGAACAGTCTTATAAAATAAAAGTTATAAATAAAGTTTTAAATGGATTATCCAATAAGGAACATGATATAATAATGTTATGTTATGGATTTACTGGTCAGGAGTATACTCCTGAGCTTATATCTCCTTTATTTGGATGTACGCCAGAACGTATAAGACAAATTAGAAAAGAGGCAATTAAAAAATTAAGAAAGAAAAAAATTCTTAAAAATGTTTAAATGATTTATTTAGTTACCAAAGCTAAAACTTTATTTAAATCTTCTAAATATGAATGTATTTCCATAGAAAAAAGTAAAGAAATTATTAATTCTATGAGGAAAATTAGAGGGTTAGATACTGAAACTATGGGATTAAATCCTCATACTAAAGCATTATTAACTGTTCAGATAGGTACTAAAGAAAATCAAGTAGTAATTGATTGTACTACTATAAATATTTGGGAATATAAAGATATATTAGAAGATTCTACTATTTTATATATTTTAGCTAATGCTAAATTTGATACTCAATTCTTCTTTAAACATAACATTATATTATCTAAAGTATGGGACGTAATGTTAGCTGAAAAGATTAGATATTTAGGATATCCTAAAGGTAGTTTTCATGCTGACTTAAAAACTCTTGAATATAAATATCTTAATAAATATATGGATAAAACTGTTCGAGGTAAAATTACTAAAGTTGGTCTAACTGAAGAAGTAATAGTTTATGCAGCTAATGATGTAGTAGATTTGGAAGATTTAATGAATGCCCAAATAAAAGCTTTAGAAAAAGAAGATTTGGTAAAGGCAGTACAATTAGAGAATAGATTTGTTATTCCATTAGCTTATATGGAATGGTGCGGAGTAAAATTAGACGTAGAAAAATGGAAAGCTAAAATGGTAAAAGATGCTAAACGTTTAAAGGTTGCTCTAACTAAATTAAATGATTGGGTAGTAAAACACTATGAAAATGATTCTAGATTTACTAAAGTAGATTTACAAGGAGATTTATTTTCAGGATTTAATACTGACCCACAGTGTACTATAAATTGGAATAGTGCAGCTCAAGTAATTCCATTATTTAAAGCTATTGGAATAAATACTTCTACTATAGATAGTAAAACAAAGAAATTAAAAGATTCTGTAGATGCTAACATATTAAAACCGCAAGCTAAAGATTTTGAAATTCTTCCTATTTATCTAGATTATAAAGAAGCTCAAAAAGTATGTTCTACTTATGGGCAAAACTGGTTAGACCAAATAAATTCCGAAACTGGTAGAGTATATACTAAGTTTAATCAGTTAGGTACTAATACTGCTAGAATATCTAGTGGTGGAAAAGATAAGAATGCTAAGGTAGAATATGTAAATTTTCTTAATCTTCCAGCAGACCCAGAAACTAGAAGTTGTTTTATTGCAGAAAAAGGTAATTCTTGGATTTCAATAGACTACTCAGGGCAAGAAAGTTTCATTATGGCTTCTATTTCTAATGATAAAGCTTTAATACATGAATTGATGGAAGGAAGTGGGGATTTACATTCTCTAACTGCTTATATGAGTTATCCTGATCAAATACCAAGAGATACAAAAATAACAGAAATTAAAGAAAAGTATCACCATCTTAGACAAGAAGCTAAAGGCATAGAATTTGCCATTAATCCTTAAATTATTGTAATTTTGTGGCACTCTATGGAAACATAGAGAATGAAAAATTGGGTGAATTGCAGGAACTTAAGGAAAATCTGCAGCCAAGCCAACCTTTAACAAAGTTGGAAGGTTCAACGACTAACTCTTGAAACTTCGTAAGAAGAATATAATAGAGACACGAGCGCCCAGCACCTAAACTATAAAGCAAGGTGATGAAATAGTCTAGCCTATATGGTAACATATAGAGTCTCAGATAAAGAGCTGAGAGTTAATACAAGCGAAATTATGGTGGTGATTTTAACACTATTCATCGGAACAAAGGTATCTCTATAGAAGAAGCTAAAAAAATATATGAAAATTATATGTCAGGTTTCTCAGGATTAGCTAAATATCAAGAGTATTGTAGGAAAATAGTCATGGAAAAAGGCTATATACTTCTAAATCCTATAAGCAAATATAGAGCACATATATATGACTTTGAGTCTTTACGTTCAATGCAAGAAAAAATGCAAGATAGGGAATTTTGGAAGTATTATAGAGAAATGAAACGAGAATCTCCTAATTGTGATACAGTACAAGAAGTACGAGATTTCTTTAAGAAAAAAGGTGAGTGTGAAAGAAATAGTATAAATTATAGAATACAGCATACTGGAGCTTTATGTTATAAAGTAAGTATGATTTACTTCTTTAAATGGATAGTAGAAAATAATCTTTTTAATAAGGTTTTAATTACTATTACGCCATATGACGAGATTAATTGCGAAGCACCTATAGAAATAGCTGAAAAAGTAGCTACTAGGCTTCACGCTATTATGGTTAGAGCGGGAGAGATATTCTGTACTAGATGTAAGTTAGATGCAGATATTTCTAGATGTAAAGATGGGACATTACCTAATTACTGGATTCATTAAATTGAAAATAACTTATAATGACAATCATTATTTATTAGATATCGACGGCAAAGAATTCGTTGATATAGATTACGACAAACAAAAAGAAATTTGTCATAAATTAGTAGATAAAGTTTCCGAAGGAGTTTTACAAAGATTTATAGAATTTGCTTGCGTTGGAATGGGCGAGTATGAAGATTTAGGTTATTGTGAGACTTGTGGAGAATTTGTTGATAAATATGTAATAAATATATGACATTTATTATAACTAATAAAGATGGTTCTAGAACTCAGTATTCTAACCATTATGAAGAAGATGACGAAATGGAAGTAGATGCAGCATGGGATGATGTATATGCAACATTCCCTGAAGCTGATTATATTGAGCGATTTTAATTATGGCTAGTAATTCACCAACGTTGATGCAATCTGAAGAAAGATTTTTAAATAATCTTAACACAGGTATTCCTTTGAAAGAAAAAGATTATACAATATGTTTTTGTATAAGTAAACAAATTTCTACAACTGATATTGAAGATATTTGTAGGTCTTTACAAAATCGCTTTTTAAGTGAAGGATGGAGCATTGATGATTTTGATTTAGAAGAAGAATGAATAAATTAATTATATGTATCCTTTAAATGGTAGATAATTTTAATATATTTGCTCCTTGGTTTGATAATCTCTCAGACCAAGGAGATTTTTACTTTGTACAAGTAATACAAAGAAAAAAAGAATGTAATATAGGTAGTAATAATAATGTAATTAAAGATTATCATTTCTTTGATAAAGAATCTTTTTTAAATAAAAAAGAAGAAATAGTTACATTATGTGAAACTTTTAATGCTAGGGCATATTTTTGGATAAACCCTAGAAATTGTAAACAAGTACAATACGAGATAATTAGAGAGGCTCTAGAAGCTATAGAATGTAATTCTAAGAAGTTATTTAAATGTGTATCTAAAGCAATAGGTCAAAGAAGAAATACTGATTATAAATCTAAATGGATATTAGATTTTGATACTAAAGATTGGAATCTTATAAATAAATATTTAGATTTAGTTAGAGAATGTAGACCTTACTCAAATATAATATTATACTATGTTCCTACAGTAAATGGCATTCATGTAATTACTTTAGGATTTGACTTAGAGCAATTTAAACAAAAGATAGCTATAGCTAAATTAGATAATATAGACATACACAAAGATAATCCATCAGTACTTTATTATGATGATATTACAAGAGCTTCTGATAATTAATATAATTATTGTAATTATCTATAGCATAGCTTTAATAGCTATGTTAATTATAAAAGCTTCTTCAGATGAAATTATAGCAGCTACTACAATATATTGTATAGTAACTACTATAGTAAATGGGATAGTGTACCTATATCCTT